ATAGCCTAAAATATCAGTATCGGGGTCGTCTATCCATTTTTTAACCGTTCTAACATCAATGCTTCCGACAATATGCTGATCAACCCAGTCTTTCAAAGGCTGTGCAATGCGGTTAGGATCAAATCCGATGTTCATAGTTAAATACCTACTTACCTTTTTTCCACAAGTAGCGTGACTCTGAGCCTATAGCTATTATCACAGCAAATGTAATCATGAACGAAACCCAGTCTTCAATACCATTCAGCATAAGAGCGGTCGCGCATATAAACAGCGTTGATACTGCTATCCACTTCATGTTAAATCCTCGCAACTTCCGATATTTTTCCCATCTTTAGTGGTCATTTTGTGGCAAGGAACCCATCCGTTAGGGCAGTGAAAACCCCACTCCCTAGACTTCCAGCCTGTGATGAATATTGTCCAAGCTTCTTTAGATTCCAACTCAAGGCGGTGCGCGTATTTGGCGCTGCGGAACTTAGGTAAGAATCGAATAGGGCGCTTAACGCCTTTCTTGGTTATTTCGCGTAATCGGCCTTTTAGAAGGAACGATACGCTCCACCAAGGGTGATCATGTAGTGCACGATCGTCATCATCTTTTAAGAACTGATGAAGGTAAATATTAAAGAATCGGTTTCTAGGTATGAGGTACCAACGCTTTAGGTAGGGGTTATCCTCGCCACCAATACAGAGGTCAGGCTTTCTTTTGATCATAACAGCACCTCTATAGCTAACCTTATGATGGCGTCAACATCACGGGCGACCATGGATAACTCAAACATTAAAAGCTGCTTTCTGCTTGGGTTGGCAGCAAAGAAAGTAAAAACCACCTGCATTAGCTGGGCTTTTCCTCTTACGGTTCCCCTGAAAGGCTCATAATGCACAAACTCGCGACCTGTAAACCAAGCAACCTCAAAACCCTTTGCTATTACTTTCCACTCCTTATCAGGCTCACAAATCTTTGCTAGCGATAGTAGCTGTTCTGGGGATGGGTTAGTCATCTTCTTCTCCAGAATCCATGTAGCAGAATATGCAAATTGCTTCATCATCCTCAATATGAATATCGTCAGGGTCGAAATATCCCTCACACTCTGGACATAGCGCAGGATCGTCATTAACTTGAGTTGGGTTAGTCATTGGTTAGCTCCTTGTTGTGCCTTATATTTTGTAGGCACTCAATAAGCCATTCCAATTTTGTTATAGGAAACTCAACTGAATCTATGTGCTCAATGGTAATGACTCCACTAACACTTTCATCGTGAATGTACTCTTTGTCTTCATAGGTAACGGCAAACTCTACGCCCGAACCATCTGAATACCTTTCGTGATATGTTATTTTGTTTGCCTTCACAACTCACTCCTCGCTTTGCTGATTTGCTTAGTCATTGGTTAGCTCCTTAAATCCTGTTTAACGATAAGATTTCTACATCGCTATGACTAACATCCCTAGGGACTTCCGAGGATAGCCGTACAGCTGATTCGCATCTAATATTTACCATCACTTGATCTAACTCTTTTTTTAAACTCTTGTGAGTGTAAATTGAGTGCCACCAAGTAAATTTTCCCGAATTATCGTTATGCGCAATTTTTACGCTGAAAAAGTATTTTCTTTTAATCATAGCTCACTCCTCGCTTTGTTGGTTGGATAGGAAGTCTATGGCTTCGTCAGGGTTTGGGACGTAATTGAAATTATTTTGCACTTTACCCATATGAACGCCTATAGCTAAATCATTTAAAAGCCTTTTAGCCTCCTCAAGCTCCGCTTTTGTGCGGGATAGCTCATCAAGGTAATTATTACTTTCACCGTGTATATCTTTGAATAGATGATCTGTTTTCCTAGCTGTCTCAGAGTCAGGGAAAATGATAAGCTCTCGCCCATCCTTTAGTGCTATACTTGTAGGTCTAAACCCATGACCACAACAGCTTGCAACGGTTTCCACCCCTATGCTGTTAAGGGCATTAATTAGTGGTTTAATACATTTGTCAATACCAGCATTTATTTTACTACAGTTTAGATCCCCGCAAGCGGTTTCCTTTACTTTACTCACTCTAACCTCCAAAGCTAAATGGCGTTGATTTTGCTTTGCGCTTGAAGCCTGGCATTAACTGGCCTTCGTTATCGTCAGCCAATTCAAGTTCATGCTTTCGCTGATTCATTGATTCTCTGCCTGAGTCAGCCATTAGCTTTGTTACTTTGCCTATTTCATTTCCTTGCCCAAGGTTAGGTCTTGGTTGTAATGGGCCGAATAAATCTGTCATATCTATCTCCGTTAAAAGTTAGCCTGTATCGGTCACGGCACAGGCGAGCCACGTTTGAACCTATGATGTTGACCTATCGGTTCTCTACCCAGCGACACCGACTATAGGCGCATTGCTACCCAAGAAAGGGCGGGGCTGGTCGTTATCAGGCTATTGAGGGAGTCTCGCCTATTCCGACCGCGGGGTTCGCTAAAATCCAATATCATCATCGTCAAAATCATCGTCCATCGCTGGAGCTGACTGCGGTTGCTGTGATGGTTGCGCTTGCTGTCTAGGCGCTGAATCACCTTTACCGCCAAGCATCTGCATCTGACCGTTAATATCAACTACAACTTCAGTGGTGTATCGGTCTTGGCCTGATTGATCCTGCCATTTGCGGGTTTGAAGTTTGCCTTCAATGTAAACCTGTGAACCCTTGCGCAAATACTCGCCAGCAATTTCAGCAACCTTTCCAAAAATGACAATGCGGTGCCAATCGGTTTTCTCTTGCTGTTGGCCTTGCTTATCCTTCCAGGTTTCGCTGGTTGCTAATGTTAGGTTGGCGATAGGCTTACCATCCGATGTGTAACGAATTTCAGGGTCTTTGCCTAAATTCCCGACCAAAATAACTTTATTAATTCCGCGTGATGCCACTATGAATACCTCTTAATTAATTCTTCTCTATCAGCCCATCTAATGGCTGTGTTTCCTAGATGCTGCGGGTCATAAACTATGACGCACGATCCTCTTGTATTGCCTTTAACCTCTGTTCCGTCTGGCCTACAAAAAGCGACCCGACCATTAATAAAAATAATTTCGCTCGCTTTGCCGAAAACGTGCTCCTGATAAGCCTTCTCACCGTTAGGCGTTGGCACGACAAATACACTGGTAAAGCCTTTCTTTGCTTCTTCGTACCCTTTAGCCAGCCAAGGTTTGATGCTAGAGTAGGGTGGGTTGCAGAAGCCAACGCCAGACGTCATAAACCAATCTTGTTCAAGTGAATTAACATTCTCCGAATAAAAACCAAAAGGCGCTTTACGGTTTCCTTTGGAGCAAGCCAAGTCTGAACTGAAGTCAAACCTTTCATCCAGCCAGCGATATAGCCATGCGGGAGTTTCCCAGCAGTCACGCTCATTAATTGGTGTTGTACTCACTTGTTGTTGATTCACTGCTTACCCACCTTTTCAACTTCGCTAATCAAATCATCAATCTTTCCTGCATCGTCATAGCGCTGGAATATTGCTCGCTGCTGTTCATTAGCGTGCTTATACTCTTTGCTGTGATGCGGGTGCATGATTAGCACTGCTTGAAAGCTATGTATTTGCTTTGCGTCTTGAGTGATGTTCATTTGATAGTTAACCGTGATTTGCCGCTGCCAAGTTTAGCGCCTGGCACTTCCTTACCTTCTTTCAAAGCTTTTTTGACAACGTTTTTGTCAATATTTACGGTGACAACTTCCTGCTTGTATTCGTCAGGTATTTCTTCTGCGTTTTCTATCTCGCAAATTACAGAGGGCTTGCCTAGCTTCACTACAAATTCAGCGCATGAGATTTCATCGATACCTGTACGCGCCATGTTTTCACGAAGGTAATTTTTTAAACCTTCCGATTTATTCTCTATAGCTTTTCGTCTTGCGCTAATTCGAGCTTCGGCTTCTTTTAAAGCTTTGGCTTCCGCATCGAGATTTTGAAAGAAAGCAGCAACATTTCGACCCTTGTTAACTAATTCGTCTTTAAATGTTTCCAAGGTGTCGTTGAAGGTTTGTTGATCTGCCTCAGCTTCCGTTAGCGCATCAAACACTTCTTTGTATTCATCTGCGATTTGATATAATGCTAATCCGCTCATGCTACATTCTCCTGCGTTAGTTTTTCTTTCATTTGGTCTTTAACAGACTCCAATTGCTCAAAGCCAAAGCCTTGAGATTGCGCCCATTTTCCAGCCTTATTCCAATTAACATGAAGCTCCTTGATATCGTTAGACGCCTCAAGCATTGCCTCGTAATCAATTAACTGACTCTCAAGAACTTCCTGTCTGGTTGCGCCATCACTAAGCCATTCGATTAGCTCTTTACCAAAATCTTCGCCCGGCTTCTCTATAGTCACATCTTGATACTTGCCGGTTCTGTCCTTAGCAAAGGTTGCAAAGTGGTCATGGTTCATTTCGATTAACATATCGAACTCGTACTCAATTCCCTTGCCTTGCTCTGGCGCGAGCCCAACTTTAACTGGGCGCGATTTCCCGTTATTGGTTGTTTCGGTAATCCACTCGGTTTTGGTTCTTAGCGTTGCGATAACGTGACCAGGGTAATTTAAGATCGCATTAACAAGAGTTTTCTGAATAGGTGTGCCTTCACTCCATGCGCTCCATGTATTTCCGCGATACTTGGCCTTCGCAATCTTTTCAACTTCTTGCAGTAGCTGATGCCAAGCATGAGAAAGGCTGTCAATAATAAGAACTTCATACCCTTGCTCAGAGGCAAAGTTAATCGCTGAAACATAACTTTGAACGCTATGATCATCTAAATCGCACACATCAAACTTATGATCGCCTGCATATTTGCTCGCAGAACCGCGCTCTGTGTCGATAAGCGCAATACTGTCAGACATGCCACTAGCAATACGAAGGCTTGTTTTTGTTTTTCCTGCTCCGCTTGGCGCGGCAATCGCTAGTCGTAACTTGCTTTTTTCTTTCGTTGCTTTCTGGAACATTATTTCTCTCCCATAACTCTCGCATAACTTCATATTCAAACTGTGACTGGCACATTACTTACTCACACTTAAAACGTATTCTTCAATTTCATCTTCGAAGAAGTCTTGATCATGCTCCCAAATGAAGCGCGCAAGACATTCAATTTCATCGCCCTCAGAAGGGGTGCCTTCCATGGCTTCGGACAATGAACCAGTTGCTTTCTCAAGGGTTTTCTCAGCTTCGTCATGCTCGTCCATTAGCTTTGATCGAGCTTCGCCCTCAGATGCTTTAAATAGGGTTGCTTTGTGGTCGCAGTCTCTTTGCAGTGAGCAAATAGTTTCTATTGCTGAGATACGCAGGTTTCCTAAATCGCCTTTCCACTTGAACTGGATATGAGGCAATACTTGGTCAAACTCTAAAGTATTCATAATGTCCTCACGGGTAGGCTTGAACACTGGTAACTTTTCATCGGTGATACGGCAGGGCATTGGGTTATTCATTATTTACCCCACTTTTCCACTGTGTAACCGCGCTTCTTTAAGGCTTCAACGCTCCCGTAAGGCATGTGAGAAGTTGCTCGGAGTAGGTTTTGCCAAGCTTTGCTTTCTGTTTTAGCCTGAATATCAAATACAGGAGTTCCTGCTGGCGTTACCGGCACATATCTACTCATACCGACCACCAATCACTTCCAAATAAGATGCAAACCAGAACAAATGATGCGAACCATAGAGTGGCGCTTAATAGCTTCTCGCCCTTGGTTTCTACTTGCTGGCTATTAGGTTTCTTTAATGACATTGCTCGCCCCTTTGATTAGCTGATGGATAAAGTATAGCAAATGCTAAACTAAATGGTCAATAGCAAATGCTAAACTTTTTGTTAGAGGCATAAAAAAACCGCCCGAAGGCGGTTGTAGGGTATTTAATTTAGGTTATATATATCCTTGAAAACCTAGCTTATCAGACATAATTATTCCACAGCGTTGGCAGGTGTTAACCGAACCATCATGCTTTGTATGGGTGGTTTTCCATATATGGCCTTTAAATTTACATACATGCCGGTATATTCTTCTTTGAAATTTAACCATTTATTTTTTGGTTTCTTCGCAAACGTTGGTTTGCCACTCAGGTTTGAACTCGCAATTAAGCCCGCACTTGTAATCGCCTTTGTATATGGCGTTTAAAGAACTTAAATATTTTAAAGTGGCGTCACGGCAATGCTGGAGTGTCTCAAATTCACCTACTTTTATGTGAGTAGTTAAATTGTTTTTGTTGGGATATGCAAATCCTGTCCATTCTTCTGATTGTGTGAAGTGAAATATCAGAAATACAATCACTCCTAGAAAAATCAATCCTTTCATATTTACTCCTTCATGTATGCTCCAATGACTTTACCCAGCACCCTGAAAGGGTCTGTAATTACCGGATAGGCTGGGTTCAGTGGTTTCAAATACTTTCGCTCACCGTCAATCACTAACTGTTTAAACGTGGCTTCGTTATCACCGTTTACTTTAGCCACAACACGGTCACCGCTAGCCGCTTCGCGCTCTGGATCGACAAAAATAATCATACCTGCGGGATAGCTACGCCCAACAGGAGACGTCATAGAGTCTCCTTCAACCTCTAAGGCATATGTGGAATCGCTGTGTCGAGTGGGGCAGATGTACCACTCGTCCGCATCTCCTGGCTCAAACGGATCGCTTGCTTCTTGCCAAGCGCCGGCCTGAACACGCGATATAAGAGGAACCTCCTTATTATGGGGCAATTCATAATGAGCTACCGACTCTTGCACCCCATCAACCTTAACCTTTGGCCGCAACATAAAGTCGATAGATCCCTCAGGCTTCCCAATCTCCCGCTGCTCTGAACTCGTCTCATCAAAAAAATAGGTAGGGAGTCCTAGTTTCTTTTCTAAGTTTCGCGCGGCTTTTTCACCCATAGAGCGCGTGCCGTTTATGAGTTGGCTTATATAGGCTTTATTGATGTCTTCACCAGACTCAATAAGTTTGGCTTGGCTGCCGTACTTTCGCACTAAAGCCTTTAGACGCTCGATTCTAATTTCATTCATATTCTTCATCCTTTGCATTCTATAGCAAAAGCTATTTTTAGCGACTAGCATTTGCTTGACGCTAATGTTTAGCAAATGCTATACTTCTCAGTAGTAGAGAAATTAGGAAGCATGATGACTTTTAAAAAATTTTATTTAGACCTATCGAAAGAAGAAAAAGAGGAATTAGCTGTAACTGCTGATACCTCTAAAGCCTACCTTGATCAAATTGCCAGCGGTCACCGAAACGCTGGTTTTTCAACTGTAAAGAAATTAATACGGGCAGATTCTCGTATAAGCATTGAAATGTTTGATCCTGAATTAGCCGCCTAAAAAAATTTAATCATTATTTGTTGGGAAGTGAGAGGAAGTAAATCATGAGCGTTGGGAAGCAACAGGAAATACCGATAATGTCAGAGGTTAAACCTTTGAAAAGTATTGATATTTCTAAAGTTCAAGATGCGCAGGGCGCAATCCTTCTAAGTGAAAAAATGTCGCCAGTTCAACGCGATTATGCCAGTTATGCAGATCTACTTGGTTACAGCAACAGCGGTGCATTTAGCAAGTTTCGAAACGGTATCGCTGCCAAGTTAATTGAGCGTCTTATTTTGCTTATGGAGGCTAATGGAAACATTGGTATTTTAGAGTACATGGCTAAAAAACTAGGTGTTGAGATAAAGCCTCAGCAAACCGAGAAAGAGCGATTAGAAGCCCAAATACACGCACTACAGGCAAAGTTAGAGGTGGCGTAATGAAGTGGTTTAAGCACAGCGCAAGCTCAAACTTAAACGCAAAGCTTCAAGATTTAGTTCTTGAGTATGGTTTTGAAGGTTACGGTGTTTATTGGTACTGCTTAGAGCTTATTGCTGGAAATGTTGAGCCCGAAAAGCTGACTTTTGAGCTTGAGCACGATGCACGATTGATTGCTCGTTACGGTGGAATAGGCGTTCAGAAAGTCGAAGAAATCATGAAGCACATGGTTAAGTTAGAGCTTTTTGAGTGCTCAAACGGCAAGATTACATGCTTAAAACTGGCAAAGCGCTGTGATGACTACACTGCCAAACTGGTTAAGAAGAATCAAGCGCAAGCCATTGATAATAAAGAACTCCGAGAAAGTCCGACAAACTCCGAGAAAGTCCCCCTAGATAAGATAAGAATAGATAAGAATAGATCAGAAAATAAAGAGCAAAAGAAAGGGTCGCCTTCGGCTCCTCGCCCTAGATTCAAAAAACCAACGATTGACGAAATTCAAAACTACTGTGATGAAAGAAGCAACGGTATTAACGCTCAACACTTTCACGACTACTACGAATCGAAAGGTTGGGTAGTTGGTAAAACCAAAATGAAGTGCTGGAAAGCAAGCGTAAGAACTTGGGAGCAGCGAAGCAAAGACAACTCAAATTCAGAAGGAGGTCGCAATGAGCTCGACTTTAACTCAACCAACTGGTAGCCAACAACCTGCCGAGCAGGACAAGCGAGTGGTTAACCATTTGTTCAAGAAGCTACGAGGAATATTCCCTGCATGGCGCAATAGCATCAAGACTGAGGAAGAATTAAGTAACACTAGGCGAGAGTGGTATTACGCTTTGGTTGATGCTGGTATTTCAACCTTCGAACAAATCGAGGACGGTATCAAGTTTGCCCGTCAATACGATAGCCCATACTGGCCTAGCTGCGGAATGTTCATCAAGTGGTGCAACGAAGGTACGATTCAGCGCCTTGGTGTTCCTGACAAATACGATTGCAAAAACCTGTTAATCAAATACAGCAACGATTCAAAGGTTCGATTAGATCGTTATTCGTACTGGATATGGCGCAACTTCGACAACTACAAATTCAAAAGCGCTCCTGCTAAAGAATCAGACCGTCACTTTGATTATTACTACCGAAAGATGATCAAGTTGGTTGTCGATGGCAAAGAAGTATTCAGCGAACAGCCACCGCTTATTCAGCCAAAACCAGAGCCAGAGATTAGCGAAGAAGAAAAGGAAAAGCTGGCTGCTGACAATATAGGAAAAATCAAAGAGGTGCTTGGTAATGGGTAAAGAGTGGCACGAAAAAGACGGGTTACCGCCTGTTGGTGAGGTGGTTGAATTTAATAGAAGTCCAGAATTTAGGTATTCATCATCCATAGAGCATTGGAAGGATGGTGATCATGTTGAAGTTTTGGCAATAAAGAAAACCGACATCGACTTTAAGTACAAGCACGAAGCTGTTGTTTGGAATGATAGGTTGAAAATGGCTGCTAATTTTACGAAGCCATCTCTGTCACCAATCCAATCCGAGCGGGATAAGCTGATTGAGAAGCTATGCGACATAGTAAATAAAGATGATGACTGCCGCAAATGCAATGTAAGTATTGACTGCTCTGTATCTCAAAAAGCCGTTATTGAGGCAGTTGTTAACGCAGGCTGGAGGCCAAAAGATGTCTAGCGGTAACCAATGGCTAGTTAATAGCGAGCACTCAAAAACAGCTTACAAGGCTCAGGTCGATAAGTGGTTTGAGGAGCATAAATATTTAACCTTCCCTAAACCAAGAATCGGCAAGGATAGAAGCCTTCCGCAAAACGCGCTATTCCATGTATTTAACACCGAATGGATAGCGTACAAGTTGGGCAAGCCTTCAAACCTGGTTACAAAAATCGAGCTTACAGGAATGAAGCGAACCACTAAAAAGCTTGCTTATCATCACTTAAGGCAGGACTTCTTGATTCACGAGATAACAGATTACTCAACCGGTCAAACTAAGCTTGATTACACAAGCTCAAAGGACTGGAAAAAGGGCGAAATGTTCATGGTGCTTGAGTTAATGCAAAACCTAGCTGCTGAGGATGGATTAATTCTCGAAAGCAAGGGCGAGTTTAAGCGATTACAGGAAAGCGAAAATGCCTAGCCGATTAACCCCAAACAAAGCCGAAAAGCAATGGCTATTACGTGTAGTCGAATCGGGTTGCATTGTTTGCCGAAACCTTAACGGATCAAAAACACCAGCAGAAGCGCATCACATGTACGGACGCTCAGCTAAAAACGGTCATTGGTATCTACTACCGCTATGCGACATGCATCACCGCAACGGAAGCGACAAACCACCATTCATTAAATTCCATCCATACAAGGCTCGTTTTGAGGCTGAATACGGTACTCAAGAAGAGCTATTTAACCAGCTATGCGATGACATAAACGGAGGGCTAAAGCCATGGGAGAAGCAATAGCGATTTGCAAGCTTATGAAAACAGCCAGAATGAAAAAAGGAATGACTTTAAAGCAATTATCCAAGCAAACAGGATTTTCAATCCCTGCGCTATCAACTTGGGAGCGAGGGGTAAAAACACCAACCATGTTTAATGCTGAGTGCGTCCTTAGAGTGCTTGGCTACCAACTTAAGGCGGTGAAATTATGAGTCAAACTAACCAAGTCTGCCCTAAGCAGCTCAAATACGGAAAGGGCATAAGAGAAGCGCGAGAATCTAAAGGTATGACTATCGCCAACCTTGCCTATAAGACCGGCTACAGCACAGAAACTATTTCCCGTATGGAGCATGGCTACAACGTTAAGGCAATCACCATGATTGATGTTCTATCTGCTCTTGGCTACGAATTAGCGATTAAGGAGAAGTCATGAGCAACCTTCGACACTCGGCAAAACGTGACGCTAATGAGCCTGACATCATCAGCGCTTACGAAAAGATGGGGTGCGCAGTAGAGCGCTTAAACGGTGCTGGCATTCCTGATTTGTTGGTTTCCTTTAAGGGCTTCCAAGAGGTGGTCGAAGTTAAAACCAAGGATGGCAAATTAAATAAGGCGCAAAAAGAATTTAGATCGAAGTTCGGTAGATTAACGGTAGTTCGAACGGTAGACGAAGCTATAGACCACGCCAATCAATTGCGTTCTACAGCTAAAGCATTATACGAAGCAATGGCAAGAAGGAGTGAAGCATGAGTTACAAACTAGCAGACGGCTCGGATAGTAGTCAGTATAAAGTGGGTGATTTGTTTGAGCGCCCAAACGGAAGGCTTGCTGAATTTAGTCTAGATGATGGAACTTCATGTCCTTATTTTAAGCTGGAGGGCAGTGAAGAGGTTGTTAGTTTATTTTGGGATTGTCTGAAGCCCCACCCAAAACCCTTCACCAAAGATGATTTGAAGGATGGGATGCGGGTCGATCTTCGCAATGGGTCTGTGCGCTTCCTTCTCGGAAACAACCTGCTCTCATTTGACAGAAATGCATTTATGGGTAACGGAGGTTTTGAGCAGGCAACCTATAAGCGTAATTACAAGGATGTCTTAGAGCATTATCAGTATTCCGAGCTAGACATCATCAAAGTAACTGACCGTGACGGCACTATAGTATTCCAGCGCGAGCCTGAGTTAATCGAAAAGACGATTAAGGCAACGGGCGAGCAATGGGAAAAGATTAATGAGATTTTGGAGTCAAACTAATGACTAAAGACATAGAATCAACCGTCCTAGAGTGGGCTGAATGGTCTCGCTTACAGTTCACTAGCCTTGGTTACCCTCGACAGTCTATCGATGCTAGTCACGCCATGGGCGCCTATGAATACACCTTAAGCAAAAACCGCATTAAGCAGATTCAAGCTAAGGTTCGCGCCAAACAGGATTTAACCGAGCAGGAAAGAACCATGCTGGCTTACTACAAGCTTAATGGTGAGCCAATGCCCACTGTTATGGCCTCAGCTACCGATACAGGAAAAAAGGTTCGTAATATGCCTATCAACCGTGTGGCAGAGCACATAGAGCGAGCAATGGTAGGGCTTCATGCGCTGGATAAGATGGCTTATTTCGTGCTGGTTAGATTCTACGTTTTCGAGGACAGTCCAGCCCAAATAGCGCGCCTTTTCGACAGAGTATGCAAGGTTAAGAAAAACGGCCGCGTTTACATTCAGGGCGACAACAAATGGGCTAATCGAGCTATCGACAAATCATTAAATATGCTCGAAAAGATTTTAAACGATGAAGCGCCAGCTAAAAAGTTGGCATAGGAGAGTGAGATGGAGAAGAGAAAAGTTAGCATCAAAGAGCGGTTATTAATCCCTTTAATAAAAGCTAGATATTTATTAATTTCACTTAAAGCAACTTTTAAACCGCATTTGGGGGCAAAAGTTATCTACAAGGGAGAAAAATACACATTAATCCAAGGGGTGATGAACCCTGTTTGGACTTTATCTAGGAAGGGCTCATTCGATCAAACCAAAACCACACTAAAAGAGAATATCAAAGTAAATAAAAAGGATTTCAGGCTTTCTTACACATTGCCTAATTTGATTTTTTGTAGCTTAAGCATGTACAGGTTCCTTTGTAGGTATTGGCTTTATATTGATTATGATTACTTCCCAGGGCTTTGCTATTACAAAGGAATACCTCAAAAGGCAACTAACCAACCAAATAAGTGAGGAGTGAGTTGTGAATATTATCATAAAAAATGAATCAGACATTAGCGACGTTGGGGTTGTCGGAATGGTTCAGGCTGTTATGCGAGGCAAGCCAAGAAGTGGGCAGCTGACGCAGTTTAGGGTGGCTCAATTTCCTGGCAAAGTTTTAATAGTTAATGTTTGCTATACAGAGTCTGAGGATGGTGAATCTTTATTCCATATAGCAAGTAAGGATGCGGATAAAAAGTAA